AGCTTGTGATCGACGACAAGCTCAGGCGACTGCGGCGGGCCAGCGTTGTAGACGACGGACTGGCTGAACAGGCCGTCTTTCACGCCGGCCACGTCGCGGGTGGTCTCAATGTGGAGGCCGTCGCCTCCGTCGCGATCGTGGTCGCGGCGGACGAAGACGTAGGTTCCGTCGCGGCTTCCGCCCACCATGCCGATGGCGTCGTCCTGCTTGATGCCCATAGCCTCCAGGCGGCGGTCGATCTCCTCGGGCTTGTCGCCGATCTTGATCTCGGGGCCGGAGGATGGGCGAGGCCCAGAGTCATCGTCAGCCTTTGCGATGTCTCCGCCCTTGTCGTCATCTTCGTCGCCACCGCTGCCGCCCTCGCTGGGGGGGCAGTCGTTCTTCACACCGCCGCCTTCGCCGGTGGGGCAGAAGGCGCGACGCTCGGACGAGGAGTCGCGAGAGATCAACGCGCTGATGTGCTCAAGCAACGCATTAAAGGTATCAGGATCGCTCAGCGACTCGTTGAAAAGAATCTGCGGATCCTCTCCGATTGCATTGATGTCCCGGGTGGAATCCCACTCATCCGAGCCAGTGGCGTCTCGGCGAGACTTCCTGCCGCTGGCCTGTGCCGCCTCGCGGCGTTGCCTTTCCGCCTCCGCTGCGATGTCCGTGATTCTTCCGCTGGCCGACCTACCGGACGCGAGCGCAGAGAACGCGGAGCTAAACGTATTCTGATCCGGCGGAGTCTTCAGCTTATAGCCCAGGCTCTGCCAGAGACGCTGCGTGTCCACCCACCCAAGCGCCTGCGCCTCGCAGACGTTACCTCGTCCAGACTTTTTCGCCGCCTCCTCGAAGAGACGGTGAAGGTTTAGTGACTGCGTTCCGTTCCCTGGGGCGATCAGGATCTGCGTTCTGTTCTTGAAGGCGTTATTGGCCGCGAGATTCCGCTCAGTCTTGTCGGCGTATGTGGAGTTTGTCGAGCTTGAGCTTTTCGCGTAAGCCTTGACCGTCCTCCGGATGTACTCCATCGCGGGGGAGTCGTCGTCCGGCGTTGTCTTCAGCCGGATGGCCTCCTGGAGGCTCGCCTTGACCTCCGAAGCGCTCAGGCCGTGAAGGAGGGGGCTTCCTGTGCGAAGGCCCTTGATGCTATCCAGGACTCTCGACATATGCTCGGACGACTTCTCCCCGTCCGTCGGCGACATGAGAGTCCCGAAGATGGAGCCAGCCTGACGCATGAGCCACCGATCCTTGACCACAAAGTCAAAAGCATCGTCGGCTCGCTCCCGGTTGGCGACTGCATGGGTGAAGGCGCCGATCTTGGGGCCGAACAGCGCGAACGTCGGCACCCGCGTCGACACGAGTTCATTGCTGACGCCGAGCGAGTACGGCGAGTCGGGGAGCATCGTGTTGGCAGTCTTCACGAGGTTCCCGACAGTGTCGGACTTGGAGAAGAACTTCATCACGTCGTCCCACCCATGCCTGTCGGCGAGTGTCTGGACGACCTCGAATGCCTTTGCGTTGAAGCTTCTTCCCAGGGCCGAGTGGTGTTCCTCGGGAATGATCAGGCTGCCGGTCTGAACCCAGTTCCGATACATCGCGTCTGCGTATCGGGCATTCTGTGGGACCGTGTTTTCCTGGGAGAGAATCCCGAGGGCCGTGCTGAAAACGAAGTCGTGAAGCTCGCCGTCGCGAGTGCCGTCCCCGATCTTCTCGTTCCCGGGCATGCTCCTGGCGATTTCAACAGCCCGGCCAACGTCCTCGGAGTACCAGCCCGAATGACGCCCGAGGTCCTTTGCGGCCCGGTCGAGATCCTCGGCCAGCGCGTCGGAGCAGACGTCCATGTCCGCGTCGCTCACGCGGTCGTTTATGTCGATGACCCTTCCGCCGTGGGCCGCGATGGCCCGCTGGGTCAGTGCCTGAGACAGGTCGGTCTCAAGGACACGGCCACGGATCGTCGGGACGTCAAGACGCTCGCTTCCGTCCAGCAGGGAGCCGGTCGTAAGAGCAGAGACGCGGCCCTCGTGAGACGGCGAGCCGGGGTGGACCTGAGGCGGCGCCAGAGTGGCAGTGGCAGTGTCGCCGCCACTGGACTCCTGCTCGCCGTCTCCGGCGTCCTCCTGGCACTTGTTGCCAGGGCCGAACTTTCCGCCGTCGTCTCGGCCGCAGTCCGAGCCTTCGCGAGACTCTACTCGCCCAGTTGGCGATCCGCATCCGCCTTGGCCTTCGCCTCGGCGTACTCCTGAACGACCTTCTTCCTGGCCCGCTCGATCGCCTCGGCGATCTCCTTCGAGGTCGCGCCGGGCTTGAAGTCGAACCTCACCATCTTCTTCGGCTGCTCGCTCATTCTTGATCCTGATCTCTTTCTTGTTGGCGATGTCCCAGATCGCAAGCTGGTTGTGCTCGACCGCAGCCTTCTCGGCCTCTTCCTGCGTCTCAAACCTCTCCGAGAGGTCCAGGTAGACCTTCCCGTCAGACCCGTCAATCCAACCACCTAAGTGTAGCTTCGGCCGCGAAGAAAGGTAGTCCCGGTGCTCATCGAAGTAGGCGTCGACGACCGCCTCGGTGACTTGATCCTTGCCGTCGATAATCTTCTCGGCACCTGGGACCGTCGAACACATGAATCCGGTCGTGGGACTCTCGGCCGTCACTGGGTGAACCGAATATCCGCCGGTTTCCTCGATGCTCCGAAGGATTTCATCGAGGACCTCGCGAGTGGAGGCACGCTTTGGCTCGGGCCCGTCGGGCGAGTCTCCTCCTGACGAGTCTCCGCGACCGCAAGAGTTGTCGATCCCGCCGCCCTCTCCAGTGGGACAGAAACCACGGGACTCTAGGCCCCACGAGTCGCTCGCGAACATCTCGTCGGCGGAGCGGTAGTGCTCCTTGACGTTGCGGTCGCCGTACTGTGGCCTGCGGGTGAAGACCGTATTGCCGACGCTCAGTGCGTCGACTCCGCTCTTCACCTCCTGCCCGGTCCTCTTGTCGTAGAAGTAGGCGGCCTTCTTCGGGTCGTACCCGACAGGGGTCCACGAATCCACGTCCTTCGGGATCGTGCGATCCTGCGAAATCTTGCCTTTCACGGTCGCGAGAGGTGTCTTCGTGGACTCGCCTGTCGCCACGCGGATGGCTTCGTTCTCTTTCGCCTCAAACCTGACCGGTCCGGAGAGGCGGGCCATCGAGTCGTATCCGATCGGGCTGCCAAACGACTTGCCGCCCTTGTCTTCGTGAATGGTGATGGCGTATACCGCCTTCCCCATCCTCTCGGTTGAGTGATTGAACGCCGGGATGTCGATGCGAAGGGCGACAGGAGTCCCTTCCGGAAGCTCCCTGGCCTTGCCGATCTTCGTGCCCTTCGTCTTGTTCGACCCAATCAACGCCTGAGACAGGTCCGAGTCAGACGGAGGCACGGCAAAGGCTGAGTTCCCACTGCCCTCTGGAACCGGACTGAACGGCGCTCTCGCGGCGAGGGCTGGGTGACCAGCCTCGACCTCGCGAGGCATAGAGTCGGCCACCGGATAGCTGCCGCCTGGGGAGCAGTCATTCTTGATGCCGTTGCCCTCTCCCGTCGGGCAGAACGCCCGCTGCTCGGGCTCCGGGGCGATCTTCTCAGGCGGGATCACCCACAGCTTGCAGATCGCGTCGCCCGCGATCAGGCCACGGACGATCTTGCACCCGGCCTCCTCGAAGTAGTGCGTGCAGTTGTGGCACTTGATGCCACGAGCGGCGAACGGGTTCTTCTCGATGTAGTGGGCCGCTTCCTTCTCCCACTTCCCGTCCTCCTCCGCGATCTCCTGCTGAGCCTCTTCGAGCTTCTCGTCCTGGGGCAGTAGCTCGCGAGCCTCGGCCGAGGCCTTCTCCGGGAGCTTCTTCACCGAGGCCTCGCCCTTGGGTGACTCCATCGGAGCCTTCCCGGGCTTGACCTCGGGCAGGCTCGGCGGGCCGCCAGGGGCGGGGGGCGGAGCGCCCGGCATCTGCGAGGGGTCGGGCTTCGGCTTGACCGCGTCCTCCAGCGTCTGGAGGTTCATCGCCACGAAGTGCTTGTCGGCGTCGGGTCCAAGCGGGGCCATCCCCTCCTGTCGCCTCACGTCGTTGATCGAGAAAATCCCGAGCCCCATCATCGTGGAGTAGTAGCTCGCCCGGCTCGCGCTGTCCCCACGGAGCAGGCCACGCACGTCGAAGCGGGCCTTGTAGGTGGCGTCGTCGTAGATGAGCGACCGACTGATCGCCTGCTCGATGCGGGCGAGCCAGGGCATGAGCGTGTAGTCGACGAACTCGCGGCCCTGGACTTCCAGGTTGCCGCCCGACTGCCCCTGAATAAGGTGCAACGGCAACCGGTAGCACCTCGCGATCTCCTCGCCCTGAAATTTTCTTACATCGAGGTACTGGCTGTCGGTATTCGTGGCGCCGAACTGTTCGACGCGGAGCCCGTTGGTGAGGATCGCGGTTTTATAGGCGTTGGACACGCCTCTATGAATTCGCTCCCAGTTGTCCCGGAGGCGTTCGGCCGTCTCCGCCGAGATGGCGCCATCCGTCTGGAGGACCACGCCGGGGCGGCCCATGTTCGCCCAGAACTTCGAGGCGTAGATTTCGCACGCGCGGGCCAGGGCAATGGCGTCGCGAGCGATCTCGACGGGCATCATGCCCTTCACGCCATCCGGCTGGGGCGTCCAGCGGATGTGCATGACCTGATCCTGGGTGTACTCCAGGGCCCGACCAGTCTGCGGGTCGTTGTAGGTGTACTTGAGCCGGCCGTTCTCCAGCCGCTCGACCCGCATGTTACTCGGGTGCAGGTTGTTCAGTTCGGTGACGGACCCGTACTTGCCAGACTTGATCTCGGTGTAGGAGTTCCCCCAGAGAGTCAGGTTCATCATCACCTGCTCGAAGAACTCGAACTTCGTCTGCCACCCGTTGGGAGCGAACCCGAGGACGTGGGCCAGGGGGATGTCCTCGGCAATCTCCTCGTGGCCGTTCTTGAGCTTCCGGTAGACGTGGAGGGGAAGGACCGAAACCGTTTCGGCGAGGATCCGGCAGCAGGCCAGGAGCACGGTCGACTGAAGCGCAGTCTCCGGATTGATCCGAATCTCGGCGGCAGTCAGGAACTTCCCGCCGAACACCTCGTCCGAGAGGAGGAGGTTGTTCCAGGAGATGCTGCGAAGCTCCGGCTCGTTCTCGCCCCGTGCGGGTGTCCAGACAATGTCGCTGAGTGCGGCGTTCTCTTCTCGACTCATAGGATCAGGATCTCCGGCTCGGCAGCGACCGCAGCCGGAGCCTCGTTCGCAATGGCGGTAGCCATGATGAGGGCGACAATCCCGTCAACCCTCAGAGGGCTCATGGCACTTGGCTTTACCACCTTGACGTAGCCCTCGGGGGATTCCTTGGTCGTCGCGTTTCCGGCCATCCAGTTCAGGATGGGGTTGTCGTTGGTCCGCAGGCGGCCCTGAGCGATCAGGGTGCTCAAAAGTTTCGTGCCAGGGTTCATGCTGGCGAACCCTTGTGAAAATCCTTGCACACTCAGGCCTTCCGCCTGAAGTTGCTGGACGAGGTAGTGGCTGTTGTGGGGGTCGACCGCGATCAGGCGGACGGTCCGCTCCTTGCAGAACTGGAGGATGTCCCGCTTGATGAACGAGTAGTCGCAGGTGTTTCCCGGAGTCAGCGTCAGGCCGTTCTTCTCCTCCTTCGCCCACAGCGTGTAGGGCACGCCGTCTTTCTGGGAACGAAGGCCTGCATTCTCGCCTGGGATCCAGAACCGGCAGAGCACGTCGAACACGTCGTCCGGCCCCTTGCTGACGGCCACGAAGGCGTTGCAGTCCCAGGTCTGGGCAAGGTCGAGGCCGGCGTACCACACCCGCTCGGGTCCGAGGTGCCCCGAAGGGCCCTTGCACTGGTCCCACTGGTCGAGCCGGATGTACTTGTTGCCGTCTCCCTGTGTCCAGACATTGAGCCTGTATCGGAGGAAGCTGGCGAGCCGGGCGTTGGACTGCTCGGCGTCCCGGACGTCAGCCCGAAAGGACTCCTCGTCCATCGTCACGCCCCAGGAAGGATTGGCGGCCTTCCAGACTTCCGGGTCCCGGTAGTCGTCCTCGGGGGCCGCTGCCGCCACGAAGGCGAAGAACTGCTCGTCGTAGTGCGGGTCGAGCCGGCACTTCATGGCGTGGTCGTGCAGTTCGTAGCCGATCGAGTTCCGGTCCACGCCGGCTGTCGTAATGGCGAGGATGAGGCTCTGGGCTCTGGAAATTCCACCATACCGGACGGCGCGCCAAAGCCTGTCGTCACGGGCGGAATGGATCTCGTCATAGCAGAGCGAGTGGATGTTGAGGCCTTCCTGGCGTCCGGCGTCACTCGAAATGACCTTCCAGAAGCTGTTCGTGGGGATGTAGGCGATGGTCTTCCTGGAGTCGACCACCTCCAGCATCTCGGAGAGGTAGGGGCTGGCCTGGACCAGTTCCTTCATTTGCTTGTAGACGATCGAGGCCTGCTCACGACTTGTCGCGCACCCGAAGCACTCGGCCGCCTGCTCGCCGTCGGCGACTAGGGTGTAGAGGCCTATGCCGCTGAGGAGAGTTGACTTTCCTGATGGTCGTCTTGGCCCCCACGGCAACCAGCCGCAGGGGCCAAGACGCCATTTTTTTTAGGCACCTCGATGTAGCCGACCCGGAACTTCCTGGTGTCGGTGTCGACCCGCATCCACCCGAAAAGCTCCTCGATGATGTCATGCTTCTGCCAGGAGAGGAGCGAGAAAGGCTTCCCGGCGAACTGACCCTTGGAGTGGGTCAGGAACTGCTCGAAGAACTGGACCGCGTGGGCGGCCTTGTCTTCGTCGAAGTAGAACTTAAGCCCCTGCTTGACTGCGTCGGCTTTGGGCAAACGCGGCAAGAGGATTTTGGGGGGCAGAGGCACTCGGAGCCACCTTCATGGATGACCGGGCAGCCGGAGTCATGCCAAACTGACGCTCAATCTCCAGGAGTTCCTTCCTGAGGGACTTCGCGAGAGTTGCCTCCGCAGTGATCTGGCTGTAGCCGGTCGAAGTGATCTGTGTGGAGCCATGCTCCCGGCAGTGCCGCTCCATCGCGTCCCACTGCTCGTGCATCATGCAGTAGCGGGTCAGCGTCTGGCGGTCGGCCTGGGTGAGGACGCCCATTCCCGAGAGGAGGGCGGCCATCTCGTGCCACTTCTCCAGGGCGACGCCCTCCAGGGACGGAGGCGGGGCGAGGTCGGCGGGGGGAGGTGTGGGCTCGGCCTCGTTGATCGGGCGGCAGCCCGGGTTCTGCCGGACGAGCTTGATCGCGGTGGGGATGGCGGGTCGGCCCATAAGTCTGAAAATCGGCCGGGAAAGCCCCGGCCCAGTTTTTTGCAGGCGCTCACGCAAGCCCCCGATGGCGTCGAATTAGCCTCAGGGCTCGCCGGCGAACACACTCCCTCCGGGTGGGGTGTCCTGACCGCTCTCCTTGCAGCCTAGCAGGGCCTTCCAGGCCACTGAAAGTATCTTTTTTCCGGAAAATGCCCCTTGGCCCGCTATGCCTATCCCCCTCCCCTGGAAACCAAAAAAAACATTTCCCCTATAGGGGTACCCAAAGGGAAAACCAGTGACCCCCCCATTACGCGAATCTGTTAATTTTGATGATTCCTTGATTTTGGACTTCTAGAATTCTCTTCTAAATCCATATCTAACTCATTGGTAGATATAGACTTAGGTGATCTCTGGATCTTGGATCTCTGGTTCTGGATTGATTTCTCCTGGGGGGTACCCATATAGGGGAAATCCATCTTCTAGGGCTTCACTTCTAAGGCCCCGATTTTTTCGGGCTACCTGGAGTGCCCTTCTGGCTGCAATGGCTTCAGGAGTCCAGCCATTTGCTCAGCGCGGGTCTTCTTGGAGTGGCATGGCAGGCATAGGGTCTGGAGATTTTCATCCGAATCATCCCCTCCTATGGCCTTGGGTTTCTTGTGATCACACTGGGCCTCCCCTGGCATGGAGCAGACCCTCCCGCAGTGCTGACACTGCCAGTTGTCCCTCACCAGGATCCTCTTCCTGGTGGCGGCCCAGTATTTCTTCCCGCCATAGGCCACATGGAATTCAGGCCCAGGCCTGTGCTTCCTGGGCCTCTTGGGGCGGAAGAACTTGAATCTCTCAGGCATAGAGCGACTGGAGCACTTCGCCCGGGTTCTCGCCCAGGATCTCGCGAACTCTGGCCTCGATCTGGGCCTGGGTGTAGTCGCCCGCTGCCTCATAAGAGGCCCCAGACCAGAGCACGAGAGGTCTGGTGAACCCCAGGAACCGAACTAGGCACACCCGCCTCGCCATGTTGTCGATGACGGTGAGGTCGAGTTCCGAAAACGTGGCCTGATCTTCGCCTCGCAGGACCGTCACTGGGCTTTCAAGATTCATTCGTAAGATCCTATTCGTAGCTGTACACGGAAATGCCGGCCGAGTAGGCGACCACGCTGGCGAAAGTTGCCTTCACCCTATAGAGGTTCGACACGCTGCCAGCAAACGACGTATATGCGCCGGTGGCTCCGCTGATGTTGCTCCAGGAGACGCCCCCATTGGTGCTCTGTTGCCACTGGAAGCTGGCTTCATAGCTCTCCCCGTACTCCGTACCAACGCAGTCATAAGAGACCACGCTCAGGTAGATGCTGCCGCCAGAATAGCTTTCTGCGGTGATGGAAATGTTGGAGATCGTCACGGTGTCGAATCGGAGAAACCCGGGCGACGAACGGAACTGCTTCAGGCCGGCGTTGACCACGAGCCTGTACTGGTCGCCATCCTCGTCGATCGTCTGCCCTGGAAGGACCAGCGACGCGGAGCTTTCACCTGGGACAGCCGCCCAGGAGGTTCCGCCATTGGTTGACCGCTCCCAGGAGTAGGAGACGGACCCGTATGAGGACGTCACGGTCGGCGAGAAGCTTGCTTCTCCGGAGACCGTGGCATCAGAGTAGTTCATCTCTGGATACGGGTAGTAGTTGGCCGTAGGCCATGAAATCGACACGTCTCCGGCTGGCCATGTCGAGCCAGATCCGGGTGGCTGGTACCCTCCGTAATAGTCGTCGTAATAGGCGCCGAGGTAGCCCTTCCTGGCCAGAAAAACTTCACCGAGCCCCCAGGAGCCCTTCGCCGCCGTCCCGTTCGGGAGCGTGCTCTTGCCGATCCACCCTCCGATCCGGCCTCGCATTACGAGAGTTCCTCGTAAGAGCACACGGCCGAGAGCGACGCCGTCGCACTGGCAACGACCCGGAGCGAGTCGCCCTCGACGAGGTAGACCGGGCTGTCCTTGGACAGCACGGCCAGCGTGGCGTTGGACGGCACGCTCACGGCGTTGGCGATCTTGTAGGCCGTGCCCGACCTGAACAGGTCCACGGTCACGTCGACGTTTCCGGTCGTCGTGTTGGCCAGGAGCAGGGAGTTGACCTTCAGGATCTTCCCGCTGGCCGTGGAGTTGCTCACGATCGCCACCGAGGACGTTCCGGCCGCGAGCACGCCCGTGCCGCCGTAAATGCTTCCCGCTGTCGCAAGGTTGGGATTCGCCATGTCAAGACAACGCTATGAGCGCTCCTATGGATATGCCTCCGGACGCACCCGGCGGGCCGGCCGCACCGGTGATCGAGGCAAGTGAAACGATGTTCGTCCAGGCAGTGGTCCCGGCGTACCTCCACTGGATGTACCCGTCTCCGGACCTCAACTCGACCTCTCGCCCACTGGCCCCATTTTGCCCACGGAACTGGCCGACGTCGGTCCACTGGTTCACGCCGTTGGAGATGTGCAAATTCCCGGTGTCATTCGCAACGTAGGCCGTATTCTGCGATACGCTCCCGGCCGCCGGCAGCGAGATTGCACTCGAAACACTCCCGGCGACCTGCACGCTGGCGCCCGGGTCTCCGCGAGGGATGGTGAGGTTTAGCTCTTGGTTCGGCGAGGTGCCCGTGATGCTGGCCGTGGCCGTGGAACCAGCGGCGCCCGTCACCACAAAGCCGATCGAGAGCTTGTTCGCTGGCCCCGGAGTCCCGGCAAGAGTCGAGATTCCGACGATGTCGGACGTGGAGTGCGTGTGCGAAACGGCCGCCGCCGTGAGGTCGGTCAGGGTCAGGACGACGTTCCCTGACCTGCCCTGGACTGACTGGACGGGAGAAATAGCGGACACAGCCGCCGTGAACCCCGAGATGTCAGTCGTCGAGTGCCCGTGAGTCAGGGCTGCCGCCGTGAGGTCCGCGAGAGTCAGGACCACGTTCCCGGTCCGCCCCTGAACCGACTGGATCGGCGAGATCGACGCCACGGCGGCCGTGAATTCCACGATATTGGCCGTCGAGTGCGTGTGAGTCTGGGCTGCGGCTGTGAGGTCCGTGAGAGTCAGGACAACGCTTCCGGACCTTCCCTGGACCGACTGCACGGGGGAAATGGCGGACACGGCCGCAGAGAAACCCGAGACCTCGGTGGTGGAGTGCGTGTGGGCCTGGGCCGCTGCGGTCAGGTCGGCGAGGGTCAGGACGACGCTCCCCGATCGACCCTGCACGGACTGCACGGGCGAGATCGCCGACACGGCGGCCGTGAATCCCACGATATTGGCCGTCGAGTGCGTGTGAGTCTGGGCCGCCGCCGTGAGGTCGACCAGGGACAGGACCACGTTCCCGGTCCGTCCCTGAACAGACTGGATTGGCGAGATGGCCGCCACCGCCGCCGTGAAACCCGAGACTTCGGTGGTCGAGTGCGTGTGAGTCTGGGCTGCCGCAGTGAGGTCCGTGAGGGTCAGGACCACGCTTCCGGTCCTGCCCTGGACAGACTGGACTGGCACGCTGGGCCCGATGATCGAAAACACGCCTCCTGTCGTGGAGACGGTCATGTTGGCCCCGGCCACGATCGGGTTGACCCCGATCACGGTCGTGGCGGTCCCGCTCACGATGGCAGCCGGGCCGATCCCCGCCCCGACAGTCAGGCTGACGGGAGTTCCTCCGGTGCCGTTCGACACTGTGACGTTGATGTCCGCCATCACGGGTCCCCGATGCTAATAATGCCGGAAAGCACGGTCCTCGTGACAATGCCGGGGGCGACCCACCTCAGGTACCAGCGATAGCTTTTGGTCAGGTCGAAGGCTGCGGTCTGGTTCTCCTGGAGAGACAGATTCAGCTTTCCAGACGAGAGATCGACCGGCGTCTGAGTGAATGACATGAGCACGCCGCTGCTGCTGGCGACGCCGTTTCTCACCGACGCAACCTCGTAGATGTCCGCGATGAACGAGTAACCTGAAAGGTCCACGTCGAAGTCGAGCAGCATCCCGAATTCGTCCCCACGGACGAATTGCAAGTTGAGTGGCGACGGGACGATCTGATAGTCGGCCATGCTTCCAGGCTACGATCCTGGGTGGCTTGACCTGAAGTCTCGGAGCCTTTCCCGGTACCGCCGGCAGTCCTCCCGGACCCGTGGATTCCACCGCTTCGCGTAGCTCAGGAGGTGCCCGAACACGAGGTGGCACGGGTCCGAGCAGAGGGTCACGAGGTTGTCCTCGCGAAGCTCGCCGTCCTTGTCGACGTGAACTGGGGTGACGTGGTGGACCTGGAGGTCCTTGGTTCGGCCGCAGGCCGCGCAGGCCGGCTCCCGGGCGAGGTGATCCCGGCGGACTCTGGCCCACTGGCCAGACCGACCGGCCCCGAACAACTGCTCTGCCTGATTCCTGAGCCATCCAAGCATGGTTTCAGGCTACGGGAGCCGCTCCGCGTTGCTCCTCCGGATCGCGGCCGTGGCCGGGAGGGTCACTGCTGCGAACACGGCCACGGCACCGACTGCGAGAAGCAGGATTCCGAGGGTCACTTGAGGAACTCCTCGAACAGCCTGCTATAAGGCTGCGTTCCGTTCGCGAGCCAGTGAGTCGTGATCTCAAGCAGGCGGCTGGCGTCCATCCTTGCCAGTTCCCACCCGCTGTCGCCGTCATACCAGACGATGTCCACGTTCGGGGCCTGCATGAGGCGCATGAGCACGGCCGCGATGTCCGGCCAGGGTCCACGCTCGTAGCCCGGCCCGTAGTGCCGCCAGCCAGTCCGGACCTCGTGGGTCGGCCTGACTCCGCAGTGTTCTCCGATCGCGTCGGCCAGGAAGTCGTCGTTGTCGCACCTTCGCACGCTCTCGACTCCAGGCGGAAGTCCGAACTCAATGCTCGGGTCCTGTCCGTCTGTCGTGTGGATGTAGATCAATGCGTCGACGCCCATCACTTCACCTCCCTGTTGTTCGGCCCCCCCGGCAGCGGCATCCAGTGGCTCGGTGGCCACAACGCATACCCGTCCTCTCCGATCCAGGCGCAGTAGGTGCTGACGGCGTTGCATCTATGGGCGATGAACACTCGGCGGTCGGAGTGAACGAGGACTCGGTCCTTGATTTCCGGGAGCCGCTCGCCAACGGGGATCCATCGTTGAGCCCGCTCTTCAATCTTGGTCTGCATCGCCCACTCCCTTGGCGTTCAGCCTTAGTTCGCCGTGTCTGACCCCAAGCTGATAGGCCACGTCCGTGTCCCCATCGATCGCGACCTTCTGGAGTTCCTGGTACTCGCGGATGCAGATATTCATCGTGTTGATCGCGTCGTCGAGTGTGCCGAGAAGCTCTGCCGCCCGCAGCATCGTCCAGCGGACCTTGGCCGGCATCCGGACGATCCGCTCGTCGCTCGCGAACGCCCGGAGCCATCTCGCCACGTCCTCGTGAGGCGCCTGGGCGAAGAAGGGGCTCATGTTTTGAATCTCTGGTACCACTCGTCGACAGCCTTTTCGTCGAAGCTCCTCGGGTCCGTCAGTTCGTATCCAGCCGGAAAGTGCCGAAACACGCGGCGAGCCTCCTCGCGGACCTCTCGCTTGATCCCCTTGATGCCGCCCGGGACGTAGACGTTCGAGAGTCGAACGAGGAACTCCCTCGCCCGCAGAACTGCCTGGGTTCGCTCGTTGGGCATGGTCATGGAAACGGCAGGATACCCGTATCCGGACTTTCTGGCTAGGCCGCCTCAGTCGAGATTCATTTGACGAGATGATGAAACCGCACGGTCAGGTACGTCCCAATGAACGCCCCCGAAGCCAGCGGCACGAGGTAAAGCGGGTTCTTTGAGTAGGTGATGACCCCGAACGCCAGGAGCGAGTACAGGACCGTCGAGATCGCCGCCGCCGCCAGGGCCCGCCGCTTTTCGACCGCGATGATGTACAGGGCGTAGAGGATGTCAACGGCGACGTAGGTGGCGAAGATGAGCCCGGCTGTGGAAAGGGAGAAGTCGTTCATTTTGTCTTCCGTGTTCTCAGTCCCGGTACTTCGCCTTGAGCACCTTTAGCACCTTGTCGGCTGTGGTGTGCCCGGCCGCCACCATCTCCAGTCCGCCAAGCAGAAACCCGCTTTGTTCTGCGTACTCGCCCATCATCTTGACCGCATGGTGCGCCGCCTCACTATGCCGCTTCAGCAACGCCCGAAGGGCGACGATCTCGTCGCGTGCATCGTGCAGAGTCTCGTCTGCGTCGGCAGCATCCTCGTCCTCAAGCCAGCGGTTGATGCGAGCCACAACGTCCATTTCAAATCTCCCATGAGAACCACTCGATGCAGCGGACACCTCATTCACCTCGTCTCAAGCGGCGGCGTTACCTCGCTGCGTAACGTCCGCACGTTGCGCCTAGCGGCCGCGCGGCGCAAATCGCCGGAGTGTTATCCGACAGGGGGAGATTATCCAGGTCCGTAGAAACACTGGTTCTCACTTCGTCCGTTGCCACAGCCCTTGCATGATTCTGGCGATCCTCTCGCACTCCGGGTCGCCGTCGTTCTCGGCATACGCCTCCGCGACAGTCCAAATCGCCTCCCGCTCCGCGTCGGTGAGCCGCAGCCGCTCGATCTCGGCCGCCGCCTCGTCCAGCATCTCTCCCGGCGTTGGGTAGCCGCGCTCGTCCCTCCAACTGCGGAGGCGCGCAACCATGCCATCCCCGTGAGAACCATCGGATGCAGGAGACGGCTCGGCACCGCCCTGCGTGTTGTCATCGCTCATAGTTCGCCGCTCCTGATCCTTCACGTTCTCAGCCTAGTCGTTCCAGTAGGCCACCCAACGCAGCCTCTAGCCGCGTGTCGTGCATCTCTCGCGCCACTGCCGCCGCCCTTCGGATCGCCTTCAACTCCTCGTCTTCCAGCATCGGCTTGCGATACAGCGGAACAATGTCGTCCACGCCGTACGCATTCATCACGCACATTTCGATTGCGAGTTCGTTCCGCTTGAAGATTGCCGCATCGCCAAACGGGTAGCCAAAGGCAGGCGACCAGACCGCCCACGCCACCGGCTGAGAACCACGCGATGCAGCGGACATCTCATCAACCTCGTCACTCATGGTTGCTCCTGTGTTCGATGCCGCTGATCGCTGGCGTTCTGTGGCTACTTGCTCGTCTCGGGCGGCGGCGGCATCGGCATCCAGTGAGTCGGCCCGTTCGCCAGCACGCCGCCGTAAAGCGTATCCACCCACTGGCCGTCGCGGCGGAACCCGTACTCCGCACGCTTGCCGTAGGCAAAGACGAGCACTCCTTCTGGCGGAAGTCGATCGCTTGACGAAATCCACGCCGCAGAACCAGCGGATGCAAGAGACGGCTCGGCCGCGTCTCGCGTGTTGTCATTGCTCATAGTTCGCCGCTCGTGATCCTTGTCGTTCTCACTTCGTCCGTTCAAGAAGCCCGCGAAGAGCCACCACTCGGTCAGGCTCTTTCCCGCCGTACCACTCAGCGTCCAACTCTCGCCCGATGGCCTTCTCAATCGCCTCCCGCTCCGCATCGGTGAGCGTGGGCGAGCGGTAGAGCGGAACAACTTCGGCCATGCCGACCACAGCACCTTCGGCGTCTTGTCGATGGTACGCCAGCCACATCGGCACGCCGTTCCTGCCGACCGCTGCCCACGCTACCGGCACGCCGTTCCAGCGAGATGCAGACCCGTGCGAACCAGCGGATGCAGGAGACGGCTCGGCACCGTCCTGCGGTTTCGTTTCGTCGCTCATGCTATGCTCCTGATCCTGCGAGTTCTGTGGCTACCTGCTCGTCTCGGGCGGGGCCGGGAGCGGCATCCAGTGGGTAACCTTTGCCGTCTCCGACCCAACTCCACGGGTGTGGGCCTCGTAGACGGTCTCGCCTCCGTGCATCGGGGCGTCGGCCCGGAAGTAGCCGTGCCGGAGCCGCAGGTAGCCGACCTGCTCAGTGCCGTCGAGCACGTCGTACTGCTCGGGGCAGGCCGGGCAGGTGAGGAGGAGCCGGTATCCGTCGATCTGGAGATCGCCGCTCATTCGCCGGCCCCCTTCTTCATCTCCGCCTTCTCCATCCGCATGGCCTGCTCTTCCAGGCGTCGCATCAAGTCTCGGATGACCCCGGAGACGCCGGCCATGTTTCTCACGACGTCCTTGTCGTGGCCGAAACGAACCATGAAGTCGATGTAGAGCAGGGCGCTGCTCGGGTCGTCGACGTAGCTCATTGATTGAACCTCTTCAGGCACGACTTCGCGACCTTCTTGGCGTCCTGCCCCAGGAGGATCATCTCCATGCCGCCCTCCATGTACCCGGCCTTGTACGCGTTCTCGGTCATCAGCCTGACGGACAGGCTCGCCGACTCCCGCTCCCTGGTCAGCATGGCCCTGAGCGACACGATCTCCTCGATGGCGGCCTGAACCAGTCCGCCCGGGTCGTGCTCCCCGCTCGGCGATTCCAGCCAGCGACGAAGCCTCGCGACGAGGTCTTTGTCCTGGGCTTCCAGATACTCGGAGATGGCCTGGATCGCGTCGTCTCCGCCGCCCCTGATGCGAAGATCGAATTCCTTCATCCGGCCCACGGGACGCCCTCCTGGCGGTACGCGAGCCCAGACTTTACCAGGATCTATTGGTATGTCAAGCCGATTGGCGGGCGATCGGCTGATCGGGCGGCAGCATGGCGACGGCGTCGTCCCACGGGATCACCTCGACTGCGTCCATGAGCGCGGCTTTGTCTGCGGCCTGCCACATGCCGTGCAGCAACCCGCCGGGCTCGACCCCCAGGCCGTGATGGATCACGCATCGCCCCTGACGACACAGCGATACCTGGACCCCAGGATCGTGCGGCCGAAAGACGTTCACGCGGCGCTGCCGAAGGTCAGCTAAAGTCCCGCCGCCTCAACGAACGCGGCCTCTCGCCTCACGGTAGCCCAGCAGGGCGTATGCCTTGCGGGTCACGCAGTCCCTGCCTCGTCGGGCGGCGGAACAATCTCGCCGTCCATGTAGACCCAGCCGATCCCCGGCAGCGTGTCCGTCTCCACCCACTCGCCACCGTGCGTGGTGGCTGCCCACTCGGCACTGTCGCAGACTATGACGCGAGCAACGACGCCCTCCACGATCTGCACGCAAAACCTCTCCATCACTACCTCCGAAATCGCACTACAACGACGCCACTCCCACCAGCGCCGCCGGTGACGCTATTGTTTCCGCCAGCGCCACCGCCTCCTCTGTTCGCGGTCGCGCCTCGCCCGCTGGAGGCACCGCCGCCAATGCCAGCAGTTCCCGACGACGAGCCGCCGCCACCCTGACAATAGGTTGTCGCCGTGCCAGAGATGGAGGACGACGACCCAGCGCCACGCGCTCCTCCGGACGCACTGGCAGCGTTGCCGCCAGCACCGCCAGCGCCGCCGCCACCACCACCAGCAGAGTTACCGCCCGAGTCGAATCCGGTGCCGCCACTGTTGCCTTGCCCTGATGTTCCGCTGCCCGCCGACGTGGCCGCCGATGGATTGTTTCCGCCGCCGCCACCCGAACCGCCAGACCGGCCCGGTTGCTGCTGGTTGGACAGACCTCTCGCACCGCCACCACCGCCGCCGGTCGCCGAGATGCTCAGTGCGGAGGAGCTATTGCCGTCGCCGCCCTGCACACCGAACGTGCCATTCCAGGCCGCCCCGGAGCCTCCAGCGCCCACCGTAACGGCGTAGCCCTGTGCGATCACGGTGGCGCTGCCAGTACGCAAACCACCAGCGCCGCCGCCACCAGCATAGTGCGAGCCACCACCACCACCGCCGGCTGCGATGAGATACTCGACTTCCCCGCCGCGAGAGAACGTGAGCGTGCCGCTAGTGTGAAAGATAAACGCTCGCCACTGGACGCCGTCCGCCGTGTAATCCACCGGCGAGATGGTGTTGTTGCTGCCGTCGACAGCCGTGGCGGCGGGCGTTGCCGGTGCGCGGAAAAATCCGAGTTTGCCTGCAAGCATTGGCGTTAATAATTCTGCGAGGCGGCGCCGTACCAGTTCGTGCCGTTGCTGACGAAGACCAGCACGTCCACCTTGCCATTGGTCGCTGTGATCGTCGGGGCCGTTCCTCCAGGCCACAAAACGCCCGTAAACGTCGCCGTGAATGTGCCGGATTGCGTGAGAATCAAAGTGAGCGACGCCCCTGCGGTAGCGGATGGCATGGTAAACGTGCAGTTGCCGGTCAGCGTCACGGTCTGAACGCTACCACTCGTGAGGCTTAGAGTCGTGGAGGTGCCGGAGTTGCCGACTGTGACGGTTTGCTCAAGGACGACGGGGAGGCGAGCGGCAGCGACGGTGCCGGTGAGATTCCCGGCGTCCACTGTCGTCGGGATCGGGACGATCTCCCACGCTGAACCAGTCCACTGATAGACGCGACCGTTCTGCGTGGATTGCTGTCCGATTGTCGGCGATGATGGGAATGAGAATGGCATTTAGGCTGCCTCTTTTGGGTTCAAGTATATCTTCGCGGTCTGCGTCACAGCTTCTTGGCCTCGACAAACGCCGCGTCCACCTGCTCTGCCGTCATGCCGAGCGAGGCTGCGAACTGGCCTACGAGCGGGTGATCGCGACGCACTTCTAAGCCGTATTCCCAGGCTACGCGAGCCTCATCGCGGGCGGGCTGCGGCAGAGAGTCAATGAGCGAGTCCACCTGAGCGAGCGACACTCCTGACCTTAGAAGCGCCATCCGAAACTGGTACGGCGTGACGCTCTCGGGCACGGACGGCGTCGGCGTCACCCACTGCCCACCAGACCAGACGGACTCGGGCGAGGGCTGCGGGGGCTGCGGTGCCCACGCTGCGGCCTTGGGGTTGCCTGCTGCCGTCCAGGCTGCGATCTGCTCGCCGAGGCCGCGCACGTCGGACGGATCTTCGATGCTGTAGTAGAGCGTCATCAATAGACCCTTGGGTGGTTGGCGACGGTGGCCGTGTTGTTGTTCGTGATCGCAAGTCCGCCGCGAAGATCGACAAGATCGCGGATCAGCGGGGCGTAGAACACAAGCGACTGCGGTCGCACGCGGTCGCAGGTGAATCCCTTTGCGAGCGAGGCGACCTCGGCGGCCGTCAGGGCGACGTTCCAGACGCCGACCTCGGCGACGTCGCCCGCAAGATAAACGCCAACGGTAGTCGCCCAGCCCGCGCCGACAGTGATTGTGTTGGCCGTGTTTTGTATTCCTACGTCGGTGAAGTCTTGGGCTCCGGCGGTTCCGTTCATGTACGCGAGGCGGTTGGATCGCGACTGAAATACTGCGCAGCCGTGAATGCGCACATTGGCAACAACACCGCCCCCCTCAAAATTTGAAGCGGTCGTTACGGATGGCCCAACAGACACCGCCTGAACTTGCGCAAACTGCGTTGTAAGGCCCAACTGGTTCCGATGCGTCTCCCCGGAGACGCCAACGGCGACGACGCGCGCCGGTGCTGAAGCTGCTGTCGTCCGCATCCACGCGGCAATCGTCAGCGGCGGCCCGTCGACGGGCGATGAAGCCGTGGAAAGATATTGATTCGACCCGTTGAAAGAATACGCCATCACGCCACCAGCACTTCCACGGCGACGAGTTCAGCGTCCCCGGTCATCGTGTCGTTCGTCGCGTCGTCGGCGTTCCTGAACACCTTCAATCGAAATCGATCCCCGGCTGCGATTGAGTCAATCGCCGTCGCCGTGATCGAGGTGACCGTCTCGATGCCGCTTGTCCCGTTCGCTGCACCAGTGGCCTCGGTCGCCGCGTCGAACGAATCGGAGTCGAGGTCCGTGCCGGTCTTCTCGAACTGCACGCCCCAGCGGCAGTTTCCGCTCGTCGCCGAGGTCGCCATCCAGGCGATGCGGACGATGAGCCCGCTGGTCAGCGTGGCACCCTCGGGGATCACGCCGGCAAACACGGCGCTCTCGTCGGTCGCCGCGTCGAAGTCGAGGACGGCGATGCCTGTCCCTCGGGTGTCGAGCGTGGCGAAGTTCGTCGATGGGGGCTGGTTGTCTTGCGGTGTAAAAACTGCCAAAGTCTTTGTGCCACTTGTCGGCAAAGATTGCCACGACGAATCACCTCTGAGCCACGTCGACGCCGACGCCGTCCCGCCGCCGAGCAGAGAGGTTGCGATGATGCCGCTGGTGATGTCACTGGCCGAATGGGTGTGAGCGGGCAGGAACGCCCCAGCAGGGCCGATCTCGGCGTACTGCGATCCAACCCAGCGGTAGGCCCGCCCGTCGTCAGTTGCGATGTAGAGCAGGCTGGCGTTGCCTGTGGCCGGAAAACTTGCGGCAGTCAGGTACTCGACCACCTCCTCCGGCGAGGCTGCGGCGACGGCAGCAGAAAAGTCAGTGATTGAACTGGCTTCATGCGTGTGACTCGCCGCCGCATAGCTCGTGCTGACGGAGATCACTCCGTCGGTGATCGTGATGCCGCTGCCGATCTTGACGCCGCCCAGGACGCTTCCGGTCGCCGTTAGCAATGAGTATGCGGACGGCGTCCCGGACAGGTCTGAGTAGGCGCCGCTCGTTGCCACACTAGCCAGCCCGCTGACGTCGGCGGCGGCAATCGTCACTGCTCCAGTGCGGCCAGCCACGCTGGTGACGTTCGCCGACACGGTGCCGCTGGTGACAGACAGCCCAGAGCCGACGACGACCGCACCGGCCGTCGTGGTCGTGGCGGCCGGCAACCTCGCCGCAGACACAGTTCCGCTCGTCAGCAGGCTGGCGTCCGTCGTTGGCGGCGAGGCCGCGACGACGGCAGTCGTGAAGTCTGAGATCGTCGATGCCGTCTGCGTTCCGGTGTGCGTCGATCGGTCACGAAGCTGGGCATCCGTCGAGTTCGCCGTCGCGCCGGAAGCAATGCCGTCGAGCTTCGTTTTTGCTGCTGACGCGGACCACCACGCAGCGATGGCCTGGACGATTCGCTGTGCAGTCCACGCCCGGCGAGTCGTGGACGTCCCGGCCTCGGCCTCCAACTGGTCGACAGTCTCGGCTGACCACTCCCGAGAGTCCGACAGCCTGGAGTCGGAAGACGCGACCGCCCCCGAGACGTCCGAGACTCCGAGCGTGATCGAGCCCGTCCGCCCCGCGACGCTCTGGACTGGCGATGCGGCGGCTGCCCTGGCTGTCGTGTGGTACAGGTTGACCGACCCCTCGGCGACACTGTCGGTCGAGCCGGGCGAGGGGCTGATCTCGACGTAGACGCTCCCAGACCAGCGGTAATTCTTGTTCGAGTCCAGGGCGACGTAGATTTTCCCGGCCTCTCCCGTGGCCGGGAATGAGGCCAGACTCGCCGCCTCGACAACGTCGTCGACGTAGGAAGGCAGGAGCGAGGAAGGAATCAGGCCTCCGACGAGCAGGGGCACGTTTCCGCTCAACCTCGCATCCGCAAGAGTCCCGGACGTGAGCAGGCTGGCGTTGGTTGTCGGCGGTGCAGCGGCCACGACGGCCGACGAGAAGTCGGTAATCTGCGACGCCGTGTGGAAGTGCGTGGAGGGCACGAACGACGACGGCTTGTTGCTGACCCCGTCCCAGGTCACCACATACAGGCCGCCGCTGGTCACCCGCCCGTAGGAGTCCACGGTCACGGACGTGTACGTTCCAGGGCTCGCTCCACTGAGCGGCAGTCGAAACGCGGACAGAGTTCCGCTCACGATGTCGGAGCCGGAGAGCGTGACGGCGCCAGTTCTTCCGGCAACGCTCTGCACCGGGGCCGCCGCCGCCGCTCGGGCCGCCGTGTGGTACAGGTTCACCGATCCCTCGGTGACGCTGTCGGTCGAGCCCGGGGACGGGCTGATCTCGATGTAGGTGGTTCCAGACCACCGGTAGGTCTTCCCTGTGTCGGCGGCGACGTAGACCTTGCCTGATTCCCCGGACGCCGGCATCACCGCCAGCGAGGCGTACTCCAGGACGTCGTCGACGTAGGACGGGAGGTACGCCGACGGGATCAGGCCGTCCGCGAGCGTCGGCTTGCTGTCGAGGGACGCCTGGAGCCCGGAGACGTCCGAGATGCCATGCTGGTGGGCGGCAAGGACAAGCGACCCGCCGGATGTTGACAGTCCAGACCCGATCGACAGGGAGACGGTCTGAGTCGCGGAGTTGTACGAAACCGGGGGCGTGGCGTACACGACTCCGGCGGGGCCGACTGGGCCCGCACCACCGGTCACCTCTGCGGAGATACCGCCTCCGGATAGGGTCGCGGAAATCTCCTCACCGCTGACGGTGACAGCGATCTGCTCCGATCCGGAGGTGACATTCACCGCACAACCTCTGCGTGGCCCTGGAGGTAGGTCTTGTTTGTCGAGCCCTGGACGCTCGTCATCCTCCAGGAGTAGGTCCCCGGGGCCAGCGACGAGGTCTGCGAGTCCGTCAGCGAGATGCCGACCTTACCGGCAGCCACGTCCACCATCGTGATCGTGAACGTGCCGACCTGCTGCCCAGTGACGACGCTATGAAGGGAGGCCGCGACCGAGTGCCCGGTCATTGGCACGGAGAAGTCGACGGTTGCCGCGAAGTCGTCTCCGGACTTCATCAGGAGACTGAGTTGTCCCGGAAGCGAGTTGTAGAGGGCCATAGATCACCTGACAGGCCTTGCCGCCTCGAACATGGCGGCTATCGCCGTCTGAAGATTTGGACCAAGCAGTTCGAGCACGCGAGCCTCCGCCTGGGCCTGCGTGTAGTCTCCAACGGCGTCGTAGGTCTCGCCCTCCCAGAGCAGGAGCGGCGGGCAGAAGCTCAGCCGAGCGAGGACGCGACGAGCCCGCGAGTCGTCGATCAGCGTCAGAGGAAGTTCGCTGAAGGTTCGGGTGACGGGCTCGCTGCCCCTGCCCGGAAATGAGATTTGAACTGACTGCGGAAGCTGCATGCTAGACGACCCCTAAAATAGAAGACCCATTGACGCCGCGACCCTTGTCGAGCGCGGTTGTGTCCAGTTCGCCGCACAGAATGATGCCCGGGAGCGGCACATTACCGACCAGTTCGACGACCCCGCCGATACCGAGAGCACCAGTGCCGCCGTCTGCGCCGCCGTTGGCTGTGATGTTGCCGGTCACACTGTTTGAAATCGTGACGTCGCCGGAGTGTGATGGCACAATTCCGTTTTGATTTTCTGTGTCCGTGCCGACTGTGTTGATATTGCCAACAGTTGACGACGACACAGTCACGTTGCCGCCGTCGGCCTTGTAGCTCCAACTCACAACAGCGCTCGGCTCTCCGGTTAAAATATTTCCAACGGTGCTGTTCGTGACCGTGACGTCGCCGCCGTCGCCAACCGGCACCGCGAAGCCGCCGGCGTATGCGGCGGAGGCGCCAATTTGTGCGTCAATATTGCCGACCGCGCTATTGGTCACGGTGACGTGGCCCGACGAGCCAAAATAATACTGGTTGGAGTCGGAGCCGACGGCCTGAGTCGTAATCTCACCAACAGTGCTGCCCGTGACGGTCACGCTTCCTGATCCGTTCAACCCGGCGTACGACCACAACCCGCCGTAGCTTGTGGTCGTAATATCGCCCGCCTCGCAACCCGTCAGCGTCACCGTGCCTGAGCCGGGGTAATTGCCGGATCCGCCGCCGGGCGCCTCGTAATGTCCGTAAGTGCCGCCGTTGGACAGATCCCCGGCCACGCAGTCTGTGAGCGTGATGTTCTCGCCCTGCCTGGGTGTCACGCCCGTGATACCGCCCCAGGTGTCAGAGACATACCCGCCGTGCGCCGTGACGTCCCCCAGATTGACGGTCTTGTTGCTCACGATGGCAACTTCACACGGCGGAACAGTGTCAAGGTGCACGACGTAGTTGTAACTGACAACTTCAACCGCGAAGACATCTCGCGAAGACGCGTTGACGCCCCCGAGTAACGAGCTTGTCTTTCCCGCGCCACGCACGGCGATGCGGGACGGCCACTCGGTGGCGTGCGCGTCGTAAAGATTCACGCCCCCAAACGTGCCCGCCCCCAGATCGAGCACATAGCTCGCCGTATCCACCACGGGATCTATTGTGCTGGTCGTGTAGGCCAGCGTGGCCGACACTCCGCCTGCCGTAATGGACGGCGGCGTGCGGTTGGTTCCGGTATCGAACTCTTTGTTCCGAATGTAGATCGTCGCCGGAGCGTCCTCTCCGCCGACGATGTCTTCAATTTCTACCGCAACCGAGCACGCGGCTTTGATCGCGCTGGCAATGACCACGGCGAACGCAAGATTAGAAAGCCCACCAGACGTCGACGCGTCCGCTTCAAACGAGTAGGCGGCCGCGTTCGCGGCGTAAAACGTGCCTTCCACGACATAGACGTCGTCTTGCACGTCTACCGTGATCGTCGTCAGGCCTAAGTGGGGCTTGGCGTTGGCATCCCAGTAGGCCGCCTCGAAGGCTCGCTGCGGCGTCGCAAACGGAGTAGATAGCGAACCGTTGCCGGTCGTGTCATTGCCGGTCGTGCGGACGTAGATCGGCGTGCGGCCCGAAAGGTCAGCCATGCTTTAGTATCCTGGAACGAAGGCGACGACGTCCCACTTGTCGCGGCCCTGGTGGTATGTGGCAGCGAGGACGTCCATCTTGTTTGCTGCCGTACTGAACGGCAGGGGCGAGGTGGCGGTCGACGGAACGACAAACTTGTTGCCCAGCGTCACCGCCCTGGAGCCGGTCGAGTCTTGTCGGATCCTCCAGCGGACCGTCTGCCCGTCGACCCCGTTGGTGGGATTCGCGAGCGTCGCATTTTCGGCGAGCGTGACCTCGAAGATGTCGGCGTCGCTGGCGTTTGTCGTGATGGTCGATCCGCTGGCTAGTGAGGCAACCTGCGGGGCGGCACCGCCACCGCTGCCGCTCCCCGGCGAGTATGAGATGTAGATTGGCATTCGCTGACCTTTCAGAAGGCTTGGACCGAGAGCGTGGTGCTGCCGCTGCCGACGATCGCCGTCACCCGGCCGTGGAACAACTCCTTCTGCATGTCCTGGTCGCAGAGGATCGACGCCCCGGCTGGCAGCGGAATTCCGGTGCTGGTCGTCACGGGCGTGGAGTCCGGGACCAGCTTGAGATAGGCGGTCGCAGTGCCGTTGTTCCCAAGGGCGATGAACGAGTAGGGCTTGCCAACCGGCACCGGAAGGACCTCGGTCTCCGTCGTGCCCACCGAAACGCTCGCGATCATTTGCTCTCCTTGCCGCCCGTCAGGGCGTGTTGAATCTCACGCTGGCCGGCGGCCAACTCCTTCAGGGTCTCCGACTGCTGGTCCTGGGTCTTTCCAAGCTCGTGGAGAGTCTGGGACGTCGACTCCAGGAACTGCGTGTGGCTCTCGACCATTGGAACGATTACGGTCTGGTGAACCGAAGTTGCGACGTCCCTGGCCATCCACAAAACGGCCGCCAGAATCACGACCGGGACCCCGAAACGCTCGGCGACCCTCAGGGAGAAATCCAAAATGCTCTGCTTCGTTTCGTCTGTCACTTCCAGCGGCCCTCCTTCCAGGCCCTCATTAAGACCGCGTTCTGCGGCGATCGGAAATACCAGTCCAACAGCTTGCTGAGGATGAGTTGCAGGACCGGGCTCAAGAGAATCCAGAACAGTGGCCCGAATGCCTTCTCGTCAGACGACTCGCGAATCAGGACGTAGCCCCGCTTCGAGTTCTGGCCCCAGGCCGCCAGCACGACGTCCTTCCCGTGCTGGTTGCCCGCGACATGCCGGAGCAGGTCGACCGGAGCCTGATCGATTGCAACCTCGATGAGGTCGTCCACGCGAGACCTGCCGACGAGGTGCCTCCTGACCAGTGGCAACTCTCTCCATATCTGGTCACGCACGTCCCTGGGCGTCATGGCTTCCCCTGCTTGCAAGGGCACGAGTCCGGGCACGGGCAGGCCACCCAGGACTGGTTGTCTCCGCTGCGGACCCGCCCGGTGCCGCCGCATTTCCCGCAGCATTTCTCCTCCGGCGACGGGGCCGGGGAGTTCTTCGCCTTGACCGCCGCAAAGGCGGCATCGGCGAAACACTCACACAGGGCTGCGTCCGGCTCCTGGGCGGGGCGACCGCAGCCGGCGATCAAGAGCAACGCGAGACACGCGACTCGAATCACAGGATGCCTCCAGTCCAGCGGGGCAGCTTGCGGGCCGGAAAGCCCTGATATCCAGACAATGCGTAGCTGTCACGCTGGCGGAGCATCGAGTTGACGGTGGCGGCGTCGACCCAGAACGTGCATCCGGCGAATGCCGGGTGCATCTCTTTCCCGGGCACGCCCGAGTAGTGAGGGCCCGAGTTGCTCCTCGGACCCCAGGACTGCCAGTAGAGCGCTCCAGGACGCTTGCCCATTCTTTTTCCGATGAAGCAGGTGCAGTGGGCCCACCCGGCATTGTTGGGCCGGCAGAATCCGTCCTCGTCCCTCTTGAAAACGAAGCCCTGAACGCTTGCCTGGGCGACCGGGTAACCGTTCGAGATCGCCTTGCAGAGTTGCTCGAAGTTCTCGACGAGCGTGGCGGTCTGGACGACCCGCTGCTTCGCGAACGGCTCAAGCTCGTCAGGGAGCCCCGACGATCCCCACTGCTTCTCCCGGGTTCCGGAGTATTCGGTGAATTTGGTGCCGTTGTAGTCGACGTCGTAGTGAAGGCAGCCCCACTTGGTCACGGCCTCGGCGGCGGCGGCCCCATAGCTCCCGTCGCCCCCGTAGTTTCGCTTCAGCCCCCTGGCCTCGCATCGCGACAACGCATAAATCGACGCTTCCAGGCATCGGCCCGGCCAGTCCTCGGGCTCGCCGTGGACGACGATCTCCGTGCAGGACAGGGCGTCGACGCATCCTGCGAACCCATGCCCGACGCACGAGCCGATGGCCTGGGCTACCCGCGAGTAGCTGGGCCTGACTCGAATGATGGCAGGCCAGAGGACAACGTCGGCGTTGTCGTTCGCCTTGAGGTCCGGGCCAGCCTCGGCCAGAGTTGGCCACCGGAGGCTAGAGACGTACTTCTCAGCGGCCTTCGGGTTCGGGACGTATCCCGTAGGCCTGAGGATCGCGGCCATTTACGCGTCCTTTCCAAGCCCCGCCCATGCGATTGCCCGGTAGAGATCGGCAGCGCGTCGCCGCAGTTCCGGGGTGATCTGACGCGAGTCCTCCGAGACGCAAGAGTTCAACGCGGAGTCGATGGCCTCGGCCAGTCTCGGGTACTTCTCCGGGGAGTTGTCGGCCATCCCCTTCCAGATGAATGCCAACACGGCGACATGGACGGCCCGGAGTCCGTCCGTGCTCGTGATGGTCGGCTCGTCGACGATCCCGTCGGCCTCGACCACCCGGGCGCAGTTCAGGTAGATGTTCTGAAGCCAAAGCCGGTCGATCGCATTCATGCTCGACACGACCTTGACGATGGGCTGGACCGTGGCCTTCATGTCGCTGGATGGCTCCGGAATGGCGTAGACGGCGACGCTGCGGGGCTTGACCTCGGGGACCCCGAAAAACGCCACAGCCAGGAGGAGTGCCGCCACAGCGGTGCGGTATTTCACGCGTCCGGCTCCGAAGGCTGGAGCATCACGTCGATCAGTTGCTGGCACAGTTCGACACCACGGGAGTTGCCGGCCGACTTCAGTCGGCTGGCAATCTCCAGGACCGTGTGGGCGTCCACGAGCGTGTCCGGCGTCTTGGACGCCGGTCGCGACGGGAGCCTGACCGAGCGGGCGGCTGCCACCAGCCAGGGGCCCGCCACGACAGCAACCGCCGCCACCAGGGCGGCAACGCGAACCAGGACCGCATAGTCCGCCATCACTTAACCCCTTCGTTGATCTTCGCCATGACCCACCGCAGGAGAGACTCGCCCTGCGGGGACCGCAGGATGGCGGTCAGGTGGCCGACAAGCTCATCGTCGACCTTGGTCTGGGTCTTCGAGGCCACCCACTCGCAGGCGTCGGCGACCACGACCGCCTTCGCATGGTGGTCTGGGGTCGCCAGAACCGCCTGGACGAACGTGACGACCGGATACCACTCCTGGACCAGACGGATCTTGTCCCAGACCGAAAGGTTGCTCGCGCCGTACTCGGGCATAAAACTGCGTCCTTGCTGTCGCCTGCCTACCTGCAAGCTACCACCGGACTGCAATCAACCCGAAGAGTCGATCAACCCTTCGAGGAACCCGGTCGCGTCGCCCTGGACCTCGAAAATCACGTCCGGGTACACGCGGGTCTCGACCGGATCCGGCTCGGGCTTCCACCCGACCCGCCTTCGGGCACGCTCCTCCTCGCTCCAGCCTGCCTGAAACTCCAGGCACTTTTGCCGGATTTCCTCCTCGGAGGGCAGGTAGGCGACCCGCTTTCCGGACTTGGAGCCGTGCCAGCTTTCTCGTGGGGGGAGCTTCAGGCTGCGTCGCGTGGCGTCGCAGCGGTCAGCCGTGATCCTCAGAGTCTCTGCGATGATCCGGGTCGGCGTCCCTGCCAACCACATCTTCGTGAACGTCGCCGTGCAGACGACGACCTTCACTCTCTTTCCGCTCATTCGGAACCCAAAAGGAAACAACCCGACTCGACGGGTTTAGGTACAGGTCCCCCCCCAGCGACCTATGAAAAGGAACGTGTTCACAATCCCCTCCTCGGTACTCGCCCCCGACGAAGTCCGCTCCCCGGTAGACGGCAAGCTGGCCGAACGCCGAGTTCACTCGGATCGGCCGAGAACCCACCGGCGGATGCCAGAGATGGAACCAGAGCATGTCCTGCCGCTCCTTCCACCACGTCCACCTGAACGCCCAGCCGTCGTAGTGGCACAGAGTCGGCTGCTGCCACACAGGCGGCCCCCACTCGCACCACGAGTAGCTCGCCATGCCCGAGGCGTTCGAGTAGTCGTCGAAGTCTTCGAGGTGGCCGATCGTGTTGGCGATTCCGTCGACACTGAATCCGCCCCACGGGTCTGTGTCGAACACGACGACGTAGTCGGCGGACGTGTTCTCGGCCACCCAGAGCCGGCACTGGTTGCGGTACTCGGCCAGAGCGATCGTCCGCTCAGCGGCCTTCGAGAAGTTGAGGTGTGGCCTGCCGTTGTCCCGCAGTGAGATAAACCGGTTGCCGTCTCCTTGCTTGCTCCAGTGTGTCAACCACTCCTTCGTGTCGTCGGCAGAGTCGTTCTCGTAGATGAAGGTGCAGGACTCGCGGAACATCTGGCCCGCCTGCTC